CATCACAGTGCCCCGATCTGGTCAGCCAAAGACTCGCCGGCTGCGGCCTTCTCGGCTTCCAGGGCGGCGGCCTTGGCTTGGGCGGCGGCAGCCTTCTCGGCCTCGGCAGTGGCTCGGGCTTCGGCCTGCGCGGCGGCATCCTTGTAGATGGCGACCTCCGCAGCGGAGGGAGCATCGTCGGGGTACTGCACAGCATACGAATCGCAAGCCCCGTCCATGACAGACTGCGCGTATTCCTCAGGCGTTTTCGCAGTGCCACCAGCCAGCAACATCAATTCCTGCGTTTTGCGCAGTGCGGCATAGCGGGTGGGGGTGAGGGAAATGGTGAGAGTGTGCATGATGTTTTCCTTTGTGGGTTGGGTTAGCCGATACGCCAGTTTGTACCGTCGCTGAAAACGGGAACAATGTTTGCGCCGCCACCGGCTACGATTGCGCCGAAATTACCGGCTGCGGCAACGGTGGAGTCGTTTACAAATGCTCTGGCTCTTGCTACAAGTCCAGCAGCCGATAAAGTGGCAACTGTAAAATAAGAAGCATTGCCATAATAGGCGCCAAACGATGCACTATTAGCCAAATAAAGGTTCCTCGGTCTATTCGCCCCACCAGCGCCAATGTCGTAGGAGTTGTCAACTGAAGCCAACAAATGCGCGCCAAAATTATTCCCGGACGAATTAAAAGACCAGTGCGTTGTAGAGCCGCGCATAATTTCCATGTTGCGCACTGTGCCAGTGCCAGCGGCTTCGCTACCCCAACGAATTACATTTGAAATCCAAGCCAGTCCGCCCCGCTCATAATTCGACCCATCCGTATAAGTGTTATACACCCGGAAATTCTGCGCATTCGTACTGCGACGAAGGGCTAGAGTGTCGGCGGCATCGCGGGCAAGCGCAATATCTACCCCTCCACCGATGTTGGGGGCTAGCCCGATATAAGAAACACCTAGCACGCCTTGAGAGACAAACGCTCCATTTGATGGCATTTGCCCAACAACACTCCCACCCACCGCCCACCGCTGCAACAGCTTAGTCCCACTCCCCGTAGCCGTTTCAGTGGGGTTGATATCCAGCGCGGTATATCCAGCGGTGCCGGATTGGTTGAATTCGGGATTAACAGTAAGTGCGGTGGTGGTTCCACTCGTCCCTGCATACGTTCCTGACGCAAGCGACATCCCACGAACGACTCCCGTTCCGCCCGCTTGAGTGAGGATGCGGCCAACGTTTCCGCTCCAATCCGCCCGCAACCGCTCATAGTTCGTCGTCTGGTCTGCGGTGTTGTAGAGGTCGAGGGTGCCGGCCGCCTGGACGACCAGCGATGAGAACGTCCCCGCGGACCCGCCATTCAGGCGCAAGTCCGTCCCATTCGCGCGGTCGTTTTGGATGCCGACCAGATTCCCCGATGAGTCGAAGATCAGGTTGTTCCGAAGCGGCTTGAACGGCTGCAGCGTTTCGCCCGCGTTGAGTGTGCTCATGTGGTGCGTCCTAGATGATGTTCCTGGTGTGCAGCCGGCCGAAGCCGGCCGACCTTAGACGCTGATTTCGTGCCACTTCCACGACGCGCCCATGGAGGCAGCGCCGGAGGCCGTGGAGGTGTAGATCGCAGCGAACGCGCCCGGCTCCAGGATCAGGCCGCCGCCGAGTTCGTAGACGTTCTGGCCAGACATGTGCGTGGTGGTAATCGCGCCGGTCAGGCCCGCATCCCGGATCAAGTAGATGACGGGCGTGGCGCTCAGAGTGGCCGCGCTGTCGACCTTGCCCACGCATGCCGGGGTATTCATCGCACCGCCGATGCGGGCCTGGCGCACAGTCACCGGAGTGGTGTGTGTCACGTCGGTTGATGCCGAGTAGCCCACCATGATGCCGACGGCGGAAGCGGCAGCGAAGGCGACCAGGAAAGTGTAGCTCACCTTGTCGACCACGATCAGCTTGCCCGAGCCCAGGGGGTTGGACAGGCACAGGCCGGTGTAGGTGGTGGCCAGCCCGACCGTGGTGACCTGGCCGACGACCGAGGCGAAGAAGAAGTTGTTGCGGCGGCACTGCTCGAAATACTGGCCGTGCAGTTGCGTGACCAGCTGGTCCTGCTGCGGACCCAGCGCCGGGTTGGCCATCAGGCCGGGGCTGATGCTCGACGCGTTGTTGATGCCGACGCCGATGGTGCCGAGGATGGGGGTGTTTTCAGCCATGGAAGGCTCCTATAGGTGGTTGATGGGGTTTGCACCGGAGGGAGGTTGAGTTGCCGGCCGGTGCGCCCAGCAAACGCGGGAATGAAAAAGCCGCCCGGAGGCGGCTGGTGTGGGTGTAAGTGGCGGGCTATCCGAGGACGCCCATGCCGGGAACGGTGGAGCGGTGGCCGGTCACGCGCGGGGGGATGTAGGTCGAGCCAGCCAATTCGTGGGATGGCTCCCAGCCCTGCGCGAACTGCCGGAATGAGTCGGCTCCGTGCGAGTTGGCGTCATGTACCGGCTCGCCGCTCCAGTTGCCCAGCGTCTCGTTCCACTTCTTGCGGTAGTTCTCCAGGGCCTCGATGCCCCGGGCGCAGTTGGTTTCGTGGAAGTAGCACTCGGCAATCTTCTGCCGGGCGGCGTTGATGCCCATGTCCAGTTGCGGCACGCGCGGCACGATGCGGACTTTCACGCCGGGCAGCAGGCGCTTGACCTCCGACTCCGCGGTGACATCGGTCACCACGCTCTTGTCGGCGCCGTCATGCGGCAGATAGATGTTGCCCAGCAGATAGCCCTTCTTCTGGATCTGCTGCGCGTAGTACTCCATGGTCTTGCCAGTGTCCTGCAGGTAGTCGATGAAGCGGTGCTCCAACGCTGCGTACTGGTGGAACCAGATGGCCGTCGTGTCGCGGCCCAGGTCGAAAAACAGATTGACCCGCTGCGCCAGGATGGGCACGTTGCGGATGCGGCCCTGGCGCCTGGCCGCCGCCATCTGCACTGCGAAGTAGCGTTCTTCCATGGCTCCAGAGAAGGCCTCGTCCGGGGTGGACGGGTACTCTTGCTTCATGTCGTCCTTGAACACCCGGCGCTTGACCGCGTACCAGGCCACCTGCGCGTCATCAAGCACGATGCCCTGCTCTTCCAGGGCGTTGAAGTAGTCGATCAGGTCGGGCTCGATGTCCACGCCGTCGGGGTCAAGCCGGTAGGACTCCTTGCGCCACCAGGGATAGAAGTGCAACTTGAACTCCATGGCGTTGGGCGGGCGCGGGCCGCGCTTCTCGGCCTCCTTGACCATCTCGTAGAAGTGGCCGCCGGTGCCTTCGGCGGTGGATTCGATGAACACCAGCCCGCCGGCGTGAACCGCGGGCAGTGAGCCGGTCTTGATTTCGTTGGCCTTGTCCGGGTAGCGCCGGCAGATCTTCCCGTACTCCGAGATGTGCAGGAACTGCAGGGTGCCGGAACGCCCCGAGGTGCCCACGTAGATGCTTGACCCGTTGCTGAACACCAGTTCCGAGGCGGTGAGGTTTACCGGGGGGTTCAGCGCCTTGACCGCCGGCGGCAGCTTGTCCCAGGGGAACTTGACCTTGTTGCGGAAGATCTTCTCGGCCTCCCTCAAACCGTGGGCGATGATTGCCGCCGCGTAGTTGGGCGTGAAAATCGTCTGGTCCAGCGCCAGGATGTCAATCAGGGTGGTGAACCCCAGCTGCCGGGCCTTCAGCACCAGGTTGTTGCTGTGCAGGTGGCCTAGCAGGTCCAACTGCTCGGCGTTCGGCTGGAACTGCACCTGCTTGCCGGACTCATCAACGATCCAGTACAGGTTCGTCAGCCGCCAGCGCCAGTCGCCCAGGAAGTCGACTACTGGGTCCACATCAGATTGACAGCCGGCTCTTGGGGTTGGTGGCGATCTGGTCCAGCAGGGTGAGCGTCAGCGGGTTCTCGGCATCGCCGGCCAGGGTAGTGCGGTCGCCGTACTTCTTGGGAGCCAGCTTGGACAAGAGCCATTTTCGGTTATCGGACAGCAAGCGAAGCCCTGCCACTTCCACGGGGAGCACAGCCCGAGCGGCCCGCTCTCCAATTTCCTCAAGCTCTTCAGCCTGCAGATCCAGAAGCCTTTCGCGTGCGCGCGCGTATTGTTCCTGCAGATCAGGCGCCGCATCAACCCACCGAATGAACATCGACGGCGCGTAGCCCAGGTGCGCGCAAGCCTTGCGCATGCTCTGGCCTTGCTCCATCAGGTCCATGACCTTTCGGGCTTTCTCGGCTGGCGTCGGCTCAAGCGGTTTGGTGTTGGCGGCTTTCTTGGCGGTCGGCTTCTTGGCTGCGACCTTCTTCGCTGCCGGCTTCTTCTTCCCGGTGGCCATGGTCAGGCCCGGTCCCCGGACAGGCGCTCGGATTCCGCGTTGAGTTCCGCGAACCATGCATCCCGGTCAAACGGCTTGCGTGCTTGATGAGAGGCGACAAACCCGGAGACGAACGCGTCTTCTGCGTCCTTGTCGGAAACCGGCGGCAGCGACTCCACAACCTTGCGCCACCTGTCGTTCACGTGAGCAATTGTCTTTTTGTCAAGCCCGCGGATCATTTCAGGGGTGTAGCCGCTCATGATCAGCCCTGCATGCCCCCGCGGCTAGCGAACCCGGCGTCGAACTGGGCGTCGGCGGCTTCCGGGACTTCCCCGTCGGCCTTGTAGATCTCCAGCAGGCGGGTCAGGGCGGCCTTGATGTCGGGCATCTGCTCGAAGCCGGCGTATTCCTCGGCCACGTCCTCGGCGCTTTCCCGCTCCACGCCGACGGAGAGCTTGCCGGCGCCGTCCACGCGGATGCACAGGGTATAGCCCGGGGCGGGTTGCTCCATGCCCTCGGCGGCTTCGGCGGCCGGGGATTCAGCCGGGCCGGCGGCCATGGCGGGGTCGGGTTTCATCATGGTGGCCATGGGGGTGCTTTCGTGGGTGGTGGGGGATGCGCCCATCGGGCCGGGCGGGGAGAAGACCCGGGCTGGTTACGGGGCTGGGTCAGGCCCCGCTGGTGCGCGCCGTTCTCAGCATCACGCCCTTGCCCGGCCTGCGAGAGACGGGGAAAGTACCCGGCGTTGCGCCGGACCGGGGGCGCTCCGGTCGCTGCGGGTGGGGAGCTGGGGGCTCGATCCTGGTTGGGCGATGGGTGCGCCTGGCAGGTTGATGGATCGGCCCCCGGCGGGGGGTTGCAGCGGCAGGACTTGAACCTGCGACCTCCAGGTTATGGGCCTGGCGAGCTAACCAACTGCTCCACGCTACAGAAAAGACAGCCGGGACACCGCTGTCGGGCAGACTGGCGGGACGGACTTCCAGCGAGCCCGGCTATTCCTGATTGTGCTGCGACTCCCCAGATAGATCAATCCGGCATAGCTTCAGGATCGGGGCGGGACGTAGGCTGTTGATCCCTACGTGTCAGACCCTTTGCCCTGCGTTGTCCTGCCGGGGGCGGCGCTCGTAGTCCGCTGGAGCCATCTTGTGCAGCACTGTGTTCTTTTATCGGGAACCCCTTACGGGGGCCAGTCGCCTCACCGCTTGCGCGGCGTCATTTGCCTAGAGCCCGTTTCGCACGCCTACACAGATCGCGTGCCAGCCGTCCCGCCATGGTTGAGCTGATCATGGTTCGCCATGAAACGTCCACCTCTTTGACTCCGCGCGGCTTCAGTGGATTGCCCTTGGTTTCGGCCCGGAGTGCCGTCCGGCGCTGGCCGGAAAAGAGAAAGCCCGCACGGTGGCGGGCTTGTCTGGAAATTCTGGCGGCACCTTCCCCCTTGAGGGCTCCATCCCGGTCCAGCCGGGCAGGCGGTTTGTAGGCCGGTGCCGTTGTCTTGGGGGCGACGGATTCAGCAATCCGTGCGGTCCCGGGCCGCATCTTGACGGGGTCCGGGGTTTGTGTCAAGCGTTTTCAAAATCCGTCGCCAGTCGATCCGGGTCAGGAACCACCGGAACAGAGGGCGCGAGCAGTCCTGGCAGAGCACCCGGGCGTTGTCGCAGGGGTTCACCAGAACCTCCACCAGGGCCGCGGCGGGGGCTGCACCATGACAATCTGGCCCGGCTTGGCATCGGGCGGCGGTTGCAGTTGCCGCCCCATTGCTTGGATCCATGCGAGTTCGTCGTCCAACTTCCTGTAGGCCTCGGCGATTTTTCTCTCCATCTCGGGAGTCTCGCGCTTGTACAGCGCCAGCGCCTGGCGTTCCCAGACTCGGCGGATGATCTTGCCCATCAGTCACCCCCTTTGGCGTCATCGGCTACTCCAGCAATGCCGGAGGCCTTCATGAAACTGTCGGCCATCTGGAACGACATCAGCGTGAAATCCGTAGCATCACGGGGAGGTAGCGGCTGTCCGTTGGGTTCCCATGCAATGCCAGCCATCACGCCTTGCAGCATATGGAGGGCAATCCGCGTGCGAAGGTCAAGCTCGGGGAACATCACCCGCCCTCCCCCACCTTCTGATGCCGAAACCGCCCTTTCATGCTGTGCCGGGCCGCCTGCAGGCAGTCAAGAATGTACCGCTCGATCTTCCGGCCGTCCTGCCCGTGCGGAAGATGCGCTTCCCCGGTTCCCATGCACTCCTGGCAGACACGCGACGACAAGCTGGGCGTGCCGGGGATGGCCTCGTACTTCAGGCCGTGGCAGGACTGGCAGCGGGAGTCGAGCCACCACATCAGGACCGCCGGGGCCTTGTGCTCCCCGCCGGCGATGCCACGCCGCAGGCACCAGGCGCGCAGTTCCAGGCGCACGGCCGGCAGGGTCTTCAGCTTGGCAACCAGGATCTTCTGTTCGTGCAGGAACCAGCCCCTGGCCTGTGCCTTGGCAACAGTGTGCGCGGCCCCGCCGTGGTCTGGGCGCAGGGCCTCGGCCAGGGCGTGGATGCGCTGCGGCGTCGGCGCTTCGGGCTTTTCCGCACCGTCCCATTCCGAGTGCAGCCTCAGCAGCGCGGCGCCCAGCCGGGAGCGCGACCAGCCCGCGGCGATGATCTCGTCCGCCGGCTTGCGGCTGGCTCCATCCCGGGTGTCCACCCGCATGTTGCTGGTGTGGGTGGCGCTGGTATAGCGCTCCTCGATATTAGGCCGTTCCTGGGTGTCTGTTGCCATGGGTGTGGGTGTTGTAGTTGTGGAGACTGCAGGGCTTGGGGCAGGCTAGGCTGCACCCCCCGGCAGAATGATCCGCGGCGCCTCATCCACCCGGGCGATGTTCCCCTGGGCGTCCAGCAGGCTGCGCTCCTGCTTCGTGGCCAGCACCTGCCCGTTGGCCGGCGCTTCGCCTTCCAGCACTGCCTGGTGGCTGATTGACAGCGCCATCGCCTCGCCCGCCAGTTCCTTGAAGTTGTTCCCGAGGTAGGCCGCGAAGATCATGGCCGGGCTGTCCGTGTTCGGGGTTTCGTCACGCGGCAGGAAGCCGATGCTCAGTTTCCCGTCCACCGACTTCAGGAAGACGATGCACTCGGCTTCGTCAAGCTGGCGCTCCAGGGATTGCTCGCGGCGTTCCTCGAAGGTGCCGCGGTTGTTGGCTTCGCCCATGTTCATGCTCCTTGCGCGGCGCTCGTCGGCGCACCGTGTGCCGTTTTTCCTCTTGCCAGCATGCGTTCAAGCTCGCGCTCGGCGTCGTACATCTGCCGCGGCGTGCTGCCGCGCAGGATGGTTTCGTACAGGTCGATGCCCTCTTTGATCGCTTCCCGGGCCGGGCCTGTCAGCCCGTAGCGGCCGTGCTCCTGCCGGATGCGCAGGCAGTCCGCCATGGCGAAGCTGGCGGCCTGGAGCACCTGCACGGCGTCGGCGTTGTCCCCGATCTGCTCGGCCCGGACTGCGGCCACGTTGAGCGCACTGCCGACGCGCCGGTATTCGGTGTCGCCGGCTTTGCCGTCCAGCAGCGCCTGCAGCGCCGCGCGCACGGGCTTCATGATCCCGTCGGCATGCTCCGGGGTGGTGTCCTGGCTGGCGGCGATGGCGTCGATGGGCTGGAAGATCCCGTTGGGGTGCTTCATCCTGAACTTGCGGTTGCTCTTTCTCACAGCAGTCCTTTCTGGGCCAGTCGCAGCAGCGACCGGAAGTGCCCCATGCACCAGTCGCGGTCCACGTCTTCGCGGGTGTAGCCGGGTGGTGGCTTGCGCTGGCCGTCGTAGGTTGCATCGCAGGCCGTGCAGGCATAGGCCCCGGCAAGGTCGAGGGCCTTGGTTGCGCCACCCTTGCCGGCATCGAGCCATCGGGCGTGGCTCCAGATCGTGGCGTCAGGGTCGTTGGCGCAGATGCCTGGCAGGCGCACGGTGCAGGCTTCGCCCCGGGCACTGTCCCGGATGGCCTGGCGCTTCTTGCCGGGCACCTTCTCGCGGGCGGCGGGCGCCGGCCCAGCCGTTCCCCCGCCCACGACTGCCGCGCGCCGGGGCAGGCAGGTCTGGGCCTGGGCGGCGTTGCGGGCTGCGCGCTCGGCTATGCGCTGCTCGCGGTCTGGGCGGGGGTGGGGGCGGGAGAACATGGTCAGGGGATCAGCGTGTAGCCGCTCTCAAACGCTTCAGCCGGCGAATACGACTTGTATCCATCGTCGTAGACCACGTAGTAGCCGCCAGCTTGGGGCTGGTGCTTGCACAAATAAAACACATCCACCTTGAACGGCGCGTAGCCCTCTTCCTCGGGCGTGATGGTCGCGCTGCCATCCGTCTCGCGGTCTTCGGCGCGCGCCTTTTCAATGTCCAGGTCAATCGCCTTGATCTTCAGTGCGCATACCTTCTTGTGGCATTGGTAGCGGGGCATCTCGCGGCTTACTTCGTTCATAGCTTCTTCCTCAGGAGTTGCCGCAGACCGTGCGGCGCGGGTTTGCTCTTGCGCTTTTCTCAGCCAGCCATCGACGCCCCATAGCTTCATGCCCAGCCTCCCGGCGATTTCCGTCTCCAGATTCGCGCCGCGTGATTCCGTCCACCCGGGCAGCAGCGCCACGCCGTCGCAGTCCATCAGCGCCTTGATGTCCCTGCGCATGTACTGCTCCCAGGTCAGCGTCTTGCCAGCGTCCTGGGCGTCCAGTTCAGCGGGGTTGGTCACGGTGTAGCCGGCGGCGCGCAGCAGGCGGGCGGCTTCGTTGAATGCCGGAAAGTTCAGGTCGGGCATTCCGGTCATTGGCCCCGACACGTACAGATGGGTCATGCTGCTGTTTCCTCCGTCAGAATCTCTCCCGTCTCCTGGTCTACAGGCGCGCGGGCGCGGCGCGGCGGAACGTCTTCGGCCAGCGAGGCGGCGCACCACGGCACGCCCTGATCTGTCCCCCAGGCCAGGATGTATTCGCTGAGGTCGGCGCATTCGGCGCGGGACAGCTTGCTGCTGCGGCGGTACAGCACCTCAAACCCGTGGCCGTCCAGCGCGGGGACCATGCGGGCCGGCTCGTTGTGCACCCGGCACCACGCGGCGATGAGCATCCGCTTCCAGTCCTCGTCGTCCATCGGCACGCCTCGCCAATCCCGCAGGTGCTTGGACACGTCCCGGATGCGCGAATGCAGCAGGCGGTTCTGGGCGTCAGACCGGGTTGCGAGCCTCACCACCAGCACCAGCCAGTGACCGGCAGCCAGCATCGTGCGTATCCATGCCCAGACCTGGGTCAGTTGCTCGCGCGCCGTTGCCGGGTTGCGCAGGTCTAGCTCTATGCGCTGGCCGGTCACTCGTCATCCCCCTGCAATGCGGCTCGTATGCGCTTGATGGTCAGTTGCGCGTCCGTCAGTTTATACAGACAGTCGCGGTAGCCGATCCATACTTTCTCTGTGCGCTCTTTCTCGGCTGCTAGTTGCGCTTCTAGGCGCTCGATCTTGCGCAGCAGGTGGGCGGGCTGGCGGGTGCGGTCGGTCATGCTGCGACCCCCCAAGGCCAGCCGAAGCCGTCAAACAAGTCCGGCGTTGCGTCATCCCGCCTCGCGCGGGCGGGCTTGACTTGTGCAGCCTGGCGCTTCGGGCGCGGGCCGAGCACGGCAAGCTGGCAGCGCGGCCCGAGGCCGGTGTCTGTGGGGGCCTTGAGGGCTCGGCCGCAGCGGGTGCAGCGGATCATGCTTGCCGCCTCGTCATCAGCTGGGTGTAGGGGCTGGAGTAGTCCCTCCACGAATCCCCGCGCATGACCTTGGCCGCGGCGCCCTGTGTGATGCCGTAGCGCTTGGCCGCTTCGTGGGTGGTCACGCCCTCGGCGCGCAGTTGCCGCATCTCCTGCACCTGCTCCATCGTCAGCTTGGCGGTCTTGCGCCGGGTGGCCGCCAGCTTCGCGGCCCGGGCGAGGTTGCCCACCAGCTTCTTGCCGCTGCGCTTCTGCAACTGCTGGCGCGTCATCGGGGTGACGTGCTTCTCGGCCATGCACAGCTGATTGCCGCAGCGCGTCGAGGCGATCTTGCCGGCGATGTCCTGGCCCATGGCCGTCAGCAGCAGCCGGCGCACGGAGAACACTTCCCGCGTGCCGGGCAGGCGCATCTGGGGCACGCCGGCATCGTTGACTGCGCCATCCCAAAGCAAGCAGTCTCCGCATTCATGGCAACGTGCCCAGATGTGGGCCTTGATTTCGTCGGGGGTCATTCGCCAATCTCCACCACCATCAACCCACCCTTGACCGGCTCACCACGGCGCACGGTCAGAGGCTCGAATCTGTTGTCGTCAATCCCAAGTGCCAGGGCAACGCCGTCCAACTGGTGCTTGGCGGCTGCTAAGCAGTTGTCACGGTCACGCTTGCGGCGGTCAGGGGAGTGGAATGTGATGACTAGGGGAACGTCGCCAAGCGTGAGCGGCTTGTCACGCGGGCCGGTTTCCTTGCGCGTGAGCACATAGGCGGATTCCCTGGCCGCGTCCTTGGCATGGCGAACCGTTGTCCAGTGCCGACCGTTGGCGCGGTTGGGGAATAGCGCAGGGTCGGGAAATGGAAGCTCTACGCGGATCATTTCGCCCCCATGATTTCTAGCTGCTCAGGCTTGCGCATTGGCTCGGCTTCAAAGAGCGGGCGCTGCTTGTAGGCTTGCTCTATGCGGCGGCAGGCAATGTCGAAATAAGCCGGGTCGCGCTCTATCCCAATAAATGCGCGGCCCATTTCGACGGCGGCGACCCCCGTAGTTCCTGAGCCCATGAACGGGTCGAGAACGACTTCTGGTGCCCCCGCCTGCTCAATACACCAGCGCATCAGTTCGACCGGCTTCTGCGTCGGATGTTCTTTTTTGTATGAGAGAACCGATTGACGGTGCATCTTGGCAGGGGCTTTCTTGCTGCACCACGCCATTTCGCACATGGCAAGCGAGAAGTCCTGCGGTTGCACCTTGTCCCACACAAGAAAGCACTGGCTGGGTGGAAGTTCAAAGTAGTTCCCGCCCCATATGATCTGCACGCTACTCAGTGCGCGTAACGCATTGAACAGGGCGACGTCCGGTGTGGCCTCGTCCCAATCCTTCTTGGCGTGCATCTGCCGAACCGGGTTATTTGCAATGCCAATCCCATACGGCGGATCAGTGATAACCGCGTCCACCTTCGGCAACGTCGGCAGGATTTCCAAGCAATCGCCCATGTAGAGGGTCGCGTCTCCGATGACTTCCTTGCGGATCATTTGGTGCCCCGGTAGAAGTCCACCGCCAGCACTGGCGCGATTTGCACGTTTGGCACGATGGGATAAGCCGGGCCGCTTGTTTGATGGCGATGGTTCACGATGACGGCCCCCGCGACTTGAGCCACGCCAGCCGGGCGCTTTCCTGCTGCGCTGGCAGTGCTTCGTGCCGGTTGCATGTCCGGTGCATCGGCAGGTACGTCCATGCCGGGCCGTGGGCGCATGACGCTAGGCGCTGCTTCGCCATCTCGGGGGATGCTCTCAGTTGCCAGTGCTTGCAGGTGGCGCATGTGGTCATCCCTGCCTGTCAAATCTCGAAATGATGTGCGCAGCACAAACGCGCTTCATGAACTGCCGGGCGGCGCTCTTACTTGGCTCTTCGCTGTCAACCCCATCGCGGCAGTCGCGCCCGGTTATGCGGTACACCTTCCACCCTTGAGAGCGCAGCCACGCGTCGCGCTTTGCGTCTCTATCCTTGTTTGTGTGGTACGCCGCGCCATCGCATTCAATTGCTACCTTTTCCTTTGGATTTGCAAAGTCAACGAAGTACGGTCCGACAGGGAATTGCGGATACAAGACAGCATCAACGGCGCGAATGTCATGCCAAAGCCATTCCTCAATCGGCGTCATTCGGATGCCGACCAACTCCCACTGATAGGGTTCAATCGCCCATTCATTGGCCTCTTCGCTCATAATCTGAGGCCGCACGCTTTCATAGTGCTGTCTGATTGCGGCGTAGTTGTTCACAGATCCTCCGTGTAGTGCTTGCGCGGGGCGCTCTTGAACTCAACGGGCGTCACGGTTTCGCGCCAGTCCTGATAGCGGCCATCAAAGCCAAGAGTCACGAATCCAATCTTTCCCTGCCTGTTCTTCGGGATTTCGCAGTGGATGGTGCGGAAGCCTTCCCGCTCGTCACCAGCGCGTGACAGCATCAGCACAACGTCTGCATCCTCCTCAATCGCTCCAGACTCTTTGAGGTCACTCAGGATCGGCCTGCCGTTCGTGCGCTTTTCGACTTCCCGATTCAACTGGGACAGCGTAAGAATGCAGATGTCCAGTTGCTTGGCCAGGTTCTTCAAACCCCGGCTTAGTTGTTCAATCTGGTGGTGCCTGTTGTCCTTGTCCTTGCCACCCGCGCACAGTTGGATGTAGTCGATCGCCAGCAACTTCAGGCCGTGCTGGCGCTTTAGCATCCGAGCCTTTGCGCTGATGTCGGCTAGGGTCAGGGCAGGCTGATCGTCCAGCGCCAGCGGAAGGCCCCTGATGCGTTCAACAGCCTCAGTCAGACGCGGCCATTCCTCATTGGTCAATTGGCCGCTGATGATGTTTTCTAGATCGAGGCGGCCCAATGTCGCGGCGGCACGGTCAACAAGTTCCTCGCAGGACATCTCTTGGGACAGGAAGGCCGCAGGCGCTCCATCAAGCGCCGCGGTCAGGCAAAAACGCATGGCAAGCGACGACTTGCCGATAGATGGACGGGCGGCAAGGATGACTTGTTTCCCGCCTTTCCAGCCACCGCCAAGCAGTCGATTCAGGTGCGGAATGCCGGTGCTGATGCCCTTTGCCGTCAGGCCATCGGCGCGGTTTTGGATGCGGTCCAGCAGGTCAACAACGCAGTCCTCAATTTGGCGCGGCATCCTTCGGCCGTTGCCGATCTGAACGGCCTGGAACGCCTGCTGGGCTTGGTCAAGACGTTCGGCCACGCTCAAGGTGGACGGCTGATAGGCCAGCGTTGCAACCTCGTCAGCTGCCTGGATGAGGCCACGAAGAATCGCCTTCTCTGCGACGATTTCCGCATAGCGTCGGCCATTGGCCGGGCTGACACGGTACGTCACCAAGCTGTCGAGGTAGGACAGACCCCCCGCATCCTCGGCATCGCCGCGCTTTTGCAAGTCCTCAAAAACCGTGATGGTGTCTGCCGGTTGACACGACACAATCAGCGATGCAATCGAGGTGAAAACAAGCCGGTTGGCATGGATGAAAAACTGCTCTGCCTTCACCGTGTCACCGATCAGGTCAAACGCGGCGTTGTCTTGCAGCAGACACCCCAAAACAGCGGCCTCAGCCTGCTCACTGCAGGGCGGTTCGCGCAGGCTGGCAAACTGGCTTTCAGGCTGCATGGGGGTCCTCCGCTTTACGCATCCGAGCCTCAAGGACTCGCTTCTGTTGCAGCCCAGTCGAGGACCATTCCGCAGCCCCTTCGGCGTTGACGATCCACAGCCCGTACCAGCGGCTTTCCACGGACTTTTTGAACACGCCAGGCCAATCCTTGTACCGCTTGGTTTTCTCTCCGGTGGTGTGCCGGTCCTTGAACATCAGCCAGGCGACTTGCAGCATTTCATCCGCGATGCCGGCATCGACGCAGTAAGCGCGGATCGGGTGGTCAGGCGGGATTGGCTTTCGCCCTTCCTGTCGGCATAGCTCAAGGTAAGTCTTCAGACTGACAGCTTTTGGCTTGGGCGGGTCCTCTCCTGAACGTAGTGAAGGAGAGGTAATAGAAGATGAAGAAGAAGAGCCGTCACTTGACGTTGCACCTAAGGGCACCTTTGGTGCTGTCTTTGGTGGTGGCTTTGTGTCGTCTCCGAATCGTGTTTGTTCGCCACGTACTGAACGCAAATGCTCGTCTTTCACCATGCGACTGGAGTACCAAACCGGGCCATCTTGTGATGCCACAAGCACCTTCGGCTCGCCGTCTGATCTTCCGGTGCGCGGGGTGTAGACGTAGGCCTCAATCAGGCCTTTGTCCTTTCCCTTCATGACCCCCTTGCTGGCAAGCTCTTGAACGATCTTCACCGGGGCGCCCAGGGCTTGCGCAATTTCCTTGAGCGGCCAATGCAGGACGCCGTAAACGTCGCTGTCGTGCATGAGGCCCATGACCTCAATCCAGACGCCACGAGCTTCCCAAGAACAGCGCCGCAGGTTGGCGTTATTCCGCCAATCCGCTGGGTAGAACTGAAAGGACGGACGCCTCAAGCCAGCCCCCGTTCCATCTCGACGCGCTGCACCCATTCGGCGCTGCGGCCCTTGATCGCCTCTTCCATGAGCCTGCGCCAGCGGTGAGCGTCCCCCAGGTCGGCCAGGTCGCCGCTTTCGGCGTATCGCTGCATAGCGGCTTGCATGAGCCGTCCACAGTCGGCAATGTGGGCTTCGCGCTCGTGGTCAGGGAACGGCCCGAATCCCCTGTCTTGGGGCATCGGGCGGGTGGGTGCGGGGGTGAGGTTCATGCAACCTCCATCAGGCTGGGCTGGTGGCCCATCCGTGCGGCGAAGTCGATGCGCGCCCGGGCGATGTCGATGTAGTCCGCGGTCAGGTCGATCCCGACGAAGCGCATGCCCTCCAACATCGCGGCCTTGCCCGTGCTGCCCGAGCCCATGAAGGGGTCCAGCACCAGGCCGTCGGCCGGCGTCACCAGCCGGATCAGCCAGCGCATCAGGTCGGTGGGCTTAACTGTCGGGTGCCCGTTGCCTCGCGCGCCTTTCCTGCTTTGCTCTAACAGCGTCTGCAATGCTGCATGCACGGCATCGAGAGCTAACGCCATCTGGTCGCTTGTAGAACTCTGCTTCCAGCGGCTTGTGAACTCCACAAGATCGGCAAGGCTTGATCCATTCGCCGTCGCTGCCGCGATAGCAGCCAGAGTGCAGGCGCTTGTGTTCGAGGGCGGTGAGGAGTTCGAGGTTTTCGATGCGGTTGTCAGCCTTGTCGTCGTTTCGATGGTGGACCTGATGGCCGACAGGTATCGGGCCGTGGTGTCGCTCCCATACCAAGTCGTGGTCCATGCGAAGGCGTCCAGTGGCTGCGTCGTAACGGCGGATGTAGCCCTTTGGAGTTGGCGCAATGCTTCCGCTGCGCGGCTGAGGTCCTCTTTTGCCCATGTCGTCGGTACTCCCTCGTGCCGGTCCTCAGCGCTCGCCTTGGCGCAGTAGAAGAACCGGGCGGCGCTACCTTCGCTGCTGGTGAACTTCTGTTCGCCTCGCACAGTTGGTTTTCCGTATGTGGCGACTTGTGATCGCTGTCCGCCTTCAGGTGGGTAACCGCCGGACTTCGTTTCTGGAAACAGCGCCGCCACCTCGTCGCTGCCGTCGTGGATCAGGTTGGCGGGCCAGCGGCCGATGTCGCTCAGACGACCGGCGCTCAACTTGAACCCGCTCTGCCGCTCGCGTCCTTCGTACTCTGCGCCAGGGGCGTAGGCATAGTCGCCCTCCCCTTGCGGCGCTATGCGGCACGCGTCAATGTTCAGCGCCCCGGTACCGTGCTCGCGCCAGTTCTCTTCGACCGTGCCGATCAGGGGCTTGCGCGCCAGGACGATGGGTTCCCAAGCCGGCTTGAGGGCGGTGCCGCCCCATTCGCCGTTGTGCGATTTCGGGAAGCCTGACCCGTAGGCCCAGGCCAGCAACCAGGGGCAGTCCTCGGGCTGGGGCGTGTGGCCGCGCAGCGGGGTGTCCCGCAGTTCCCAGCCCGCGTCCTCGATGGCGCAGGCCAGCCGGTGGAAGGTGCGCGAGCCACCGAAGGCCGCAAGGTAGGCGCCGGGCTTGGCAACGCGCAGGCACTCAGCCCAGAAGGATGCGTCGTGCGCAATGTCGCCACCGTCCCACTTCATGCCCATGAAGCCGGTCCCGACGCGGGCGCGGCCGTAGGGGTTCTCCAGGTTCACGCTGGCCGGGCCGGTACCGCCCTTCTTGCCCGTGGTCAGGTGGTAAGGCGGGTCGCACACGATGCTGTCCACGCTCGCCTCGGCCAGCGTCTTCAAGACCTCGCGGCTGTCGCCGTGGTGAAGGGTGAAGCGGTTCATTCAGGCGGCCTCTTCCAGCACCAGCCCAGGCTGGCGCAGTCGCTCGTCTTGCAGGGGCTTGTAGTCGGTGTTCAGTTCGCAGCCGATCCACTGGCGGCCCAGGCGCTGGGAAACCTCGCCGGTCGTGCCGCTTCCGAAGAACGGGTCCAGCACCACGCCGCCAGCAGGTGCGCCGGCCAGGATGCAGGGCTCGATCAGTTCGGGCGGGAAGGTGGCGAAGTGCGCGCCGCTGTAAGGCTTGGTGGCGACGGTCCAGACACTGCGGCGGTTGCGGGTGCCGTCAGGTTCTGACTGCAGGCTTTGCCCTCCTGGGATGCTGCTTCGATGTCTGCTTTCCGTGTCTGTGCGCAGCGCCTTGCGCGCCCCTTCATTCACCCTGGGTCGATGCTGCGCGGCTGATTGACCCGGAATGATGTGTTCTGCAACCGCATTCCCGCCACGATCAAAAGTCGCGGATCTGCCAAACCACATTTGCGCCGGCTCCGCAATCGCCCCCTGGTCGAAGTAGTACCGCTCCGACTTGCTCAAGAGGAAGATGTATTCGTGTGCCTTCGTGCAGCGATCCCGCACGCTCTCGGGCATCGGGTTCAATTTCGACCAAATAACGTCTTGCCGGAGGTAGAAACCGGGCTGCGTCATTGCCTCTGGCGCCGGGAAGTCAACATCCGTCAGCGTGCCGCCGTGCAGCCCCATCAGTGCCGCGTGCGCAGCCTCTGCCTTCGGCCCGTTGGTCGGGCATCCGGTAAGCAGGCGGGCCTGCTGCTGCTTCGCCACCAGGAAGGGGTACACCTCGCGCGTGATGTTGCGCGCCTCATCGCCGCGAAGATGCCAGCGGTACAGCGGCTGGCGGCGGTCCTTGTACTGTCGCGTGATGGACCCCAGCCCGGTGATCTGCTTGCACCGCTCAACGATGTTCAGGCTGGTGTTCGCCACCTCCAGCCCGGCGCCGTAGGTATCTTGCGTGCGCGCATAGCGCATTTCGGTGCCGTCAGCCTTCGTGAACTTCGCGCCACTGTCGGATCCAGCCTTGCGCTTGTGGATGAACAAGCAGCCTTCGGCGTCGATCATGGCGGCCAGCCAGATTCGGTCCATCGAGTCTTTGATGCGGCCGGTGTAGTACGGTTGTCGCAGGGCGAAGGCGAGCATCCAGGGGATGCCGATAAGGTCTTTGCCCTTCAGTCCGTTGACGCTGCGCGAAGGCGCGGCTTGTGCGCCCCGCACGCTTTGCTGCTTTTCGCCTGCTGCGTCGGTTGTCTTGCGCTGCCCGGGGTGCGCGTTGTAGCTGTCCCCGATGTTTAGCCACAGCGTGCCGTCATCCCGCAGCACGCGCCGCACCTCGCGGAACACGGCCACCAGCTTGGCGATGAACTCGCCCGGCGTCGGCTCCAGGCCGATTTGTCCGGCGTGCCCGTAGTCGCGCAGGCCGAAGTAAGGCGGGCTCGTCACGCAGGTGTTGACGATGCCGTCCGGCATGCGCCTCAGGGTTTCCAGGCAGTCACCGAAGTGAACGCGGTTGAGCCACTGAGACATCACCGCACCCCCGACTTCCGAGCCCATGCCGTCTCGCGGTTCTTCGCGCGGTCGGCCTTGCTGATTCCGCGCAACGTCCCAGGGTTGACGCCAGTCTTGGCTGTCTTGCGGTCCACCGCTTCGCTGGCGCGGCGGCTGCGGGTGGCGGCGTCACCGTCGGCCAGGAAGATGCTGGGCTCGCCCGTGTTCCAGTAGAAGGCGCTCATGCGAGAGGCAGTCATGCCTCAGGCCCCGACGTTCTCGCCCAGGCCTGTCAGCCGCTCCAGGCAGCCCGGCTCGGCCTTGAGTGCGCCGCCGGTCAGCCGCTCGATCTGCAGCTGGCGTTTGTCGGGCGGGAATTCCCCCCACTGCGAAACCGCAGCAGGGCTGATCCCAAGGGCATCAGCCAGGGCGCTCGATTCCCCGCTGAAGTGGTCGATGGCTTCTTGTTTGCGCATCACTGGAAGTTAGCACACTTAATTTTTTCCAGCAAGCACCCTTAAATATCCCTCGGGTTTAATCGTGCTTCAGTAGCCCACGCCGCCCTGAAGCCAGGCCCGCCGAGCGCGGTCTTTTTCACGCCGAGAGAGGAAATACCTTAGCAGACTTAAGGGCCATTTAATTTTGCTTCGTCATATTCGTTAAGGCTGCTAAAGTTCGTCCAGTCCATCCCGGACCCGGAGACGAAGATGACCAACCTGCACACGCCCGAGCGACTGCCCGGGGAATCGTTCGACAAGTACCGCGAGCGCCGCGTCGCCTCGCGCCGCGCTGCCAAGCTCGGGCGGAGGCTGGCACGCCACGCGCCCAGCGCCCACAGGCGCGCCCGCCGCGCCGCGGTCAAGGCCGTGGGCATCCGCCAGTACAAGCGCCAGCAGTACCGCGCCCGGGGCTGGCTGTGACCTCCCGCGCCTACACCTTCAACGAACTGGTGGCCCTGTGCCAGGGCATGCACCCGACGCTGGACATGAAGGCGCGCGGTGCCTTGCTGGCGGCCGACAACGAAGAGCCCGAACAGGACGAGCGCCTGACCTGCCTGCACTGCAACGGCAGCGGCGAGGGCCGCTATGAAGGCGCCACCTGCCGCAGCTGCGGCGGCAGCGGTGTCGAGCGCACGGAGCGCGATGAGCCCGACTGGGACGCGATCCGCAAGGACCGCATTGAGCGGGAAATGATGGGGGGTGCGCTGTGAAGATCATCCTGACCAAAGCGGACGTTGAGCGCATCGTCCTCGAAACGCTCGCCAAGCAGTTCCCCGGCGTCCCGATGAACAGCATCGAAGTGTCGAATTCGATCTATCGGGATGAGTTCTGCGTCATCACCTACGAAGCGCCGCCCGAGCCGGCGAAGGTGGAAGCATGAGCGCCATTCGCCAACACCTAGCCGCCCTGCGTAGCAGCATGGAGCGCACTGAAAGCGAATGCTGCGGCCACGACTGCCAGCAGGGGCGGCAGTGCCCGCGTCACCCGGCAGACGAGCGTGCAGACGCAGCGGTCAGCTTCATCGTGTACGTGCTGGTCGGATTGCTCGCCTTCATGTGTGTCGCATCGGTGGTATTCGCATGAAGCCCAGCCGCTTACCCCATGTGGCCGATGAGCCAAAAGCCGCTTGGCTCAATGGCTGGCTATCTGGCTTGGCTGTTGGCGCTATCAACGGCATGGCTCTCGCTGTGCTGCTGCTCAAAGTGCTCAAGGTGTAGCCATGCTCTGCGACTTTGCGCGCTTGTATGTGTATCTGCGCCGCTCCGGCTTCACGCGGTGGCACTCACTGCGTACCGCCGTCAAGGTGGCGCGGACGAACTAACCCGAAGGAAAGAATATGCCCAACTGGATCACGAACAAGATCAAGGCTCCCTCGCACGTCATCGCCGCCATGCTCAACGCAGAAGGCGAAGTGGACTTCTCCATGATGTCCCCGTTCCCTGGCCCTTGCGGCAAGGATTGGGCCGGGATCTCCATGACCGCCGAGACTGCCGCCAAGGCGGTGCTCAACGTGCCCTTCGATTCGCACCCGCTGATCGGCGCACTTGAGAAAGCGAACCGGGATCGCGTGGACATCAAGGCCCTGCGCGATGACGACTTTGAGCAGTTCGTGGGAATGCTGCGCAACTACCGCGCATGCGGCTTCCTGCACCCGATGGACTTCAACCGCAAGTCCTGGGGCACGGAGTGGAACGCCTGCCGCCAGTCATCCAACGTCGAAGCCGGCACCGCCGAGTTCGAGACGGCATGGGCTTGCCCTGAACCCGTGCTTTCCATCCTTTCCAAGCGCTTCCCCGATGACGTGATCGAGGTCACGTTTGCAGACGAGGACATCGGCAGCAACTGCGGCACTTTCAAGCTGTTAAACGGGCGCACGTTCGACAGTGACGTGGCCGGGCAGTGGAGCCGCATGAGCGAGGAAGAGCGCGCCAAGTGGAAAGCCTTTGCCCGGCAGGTGAAGGGCTGGGCGGACGAGGACGACGAAGAAGAGCAGCCCGCCTGACACCACATCCACCTGTCCAACCTTTTCCGCTGAGAGACCACATGAACGCACCCACCCGCGCCGCCGAATCGACGGCACTTGCGCACCTGCAACCCGCGCCCGCGCTCACGGGCCGCGACCTGATCCTCCAGGCCGACAACCTGAACGCCATGCTGACCGTCGCCAAGGTCATGGCCAAGTCTCGGCAGGCTGTGCCGAAGCATCTGCGCGAGAACGAAGGCGCGTGCCTGGCCGTGACGATGCAGGCCATGCGCTGGAACATGGACCCGTTCGCGCTGGCAGTGAAGACCTACACCACCGACGCCGAGGGGCCGGTGGCCTACGAAGGCCAAGCCATCATCGCCGCGCTGAACAACTCGCCGCTGCTGGCCACGCGGCTGTCGTTCAAGTGGGAGGGCGCCTGGGAGCGCATCGTCGGCCGCTTCAAGGAGGTGGAGAGCAAGACCAAGACCGACGCGCACGGGAAGGCCAAGAAGTACATCGTCCCCGCCTGGGACTTCAACACCGACGAGGAAGGCCTGAGCGTCACGGTTAGCGCGTACCTTGTCGGTGAGGCCGAGCCGCGCACCCTGACCCTGCTGATGAAGCAGGCACGCACCCGCAACAGCCCGTTGTGGACGGAAGACCCGAAGCAGCAACTGGCCTACCTCGCCGGCCGCCGCTGGGGCCGTCTGCACGCGCCCGATGTGATCATGGGCATCTACACCCCGGATGAACTGTCCGAGCCGGGCGAGCGGTTCATGGGGATGGCCGAAGAGGTGGGCGCGCCGCCACCGCCGCCGCCACCGCCGCCGCCCCCGCCTCCCCCCGCCGGCCCGGCCCCCTGGCCCGATGCCGCCCTCGATGCCCGCAAGGCGAAGGCCGCGGAGTGGGCCGCAGCCGGCAAGACCGCCGACGAAGTGATCGGCTTCCTGTCCACCAAGGGCGCGTTGTCCGACGAACAGAAGGCCCGGGTTCGGTCCTGGTTCGACAAGCCCGCCGCGCCCGTGCAGGACGTGACCCCCAAGGTGACGTATGCAGCCCTGGCGGACCGGCTGCACAAGACCGACGACGCCGACATCGCCGCGCTGGTGCTGGACGAAGCCCGCGCCCTGCCCCAGGACCAGCAGGACGAACTGGCCGCCATCTACACCAGCAAGTTCCAGCCGCAGGGCTGATCCCCAACACCGGAGCGCAACACCATGCCCAAGCCCGATTTCAAGCCCGCCGCGTTCACCGACAAGCCCTATGTGGCGATCCCGCTGACGCCCGTCGAATCCAACCAGGTCGCCGCCATCGGCTACGACGCCGCGACCAAGACGCTGGCGTGCACTTTCACGCGCGGCCCTGGCCACGTCTACCACTACCCCAACGTCGAGCCCGAGACGCATGCCGCCTTCATGGCCTCCGACTCCAAGGGCAAGTTCTTCGGCGAGCAGATCAAGCCGCTGACCTTCGACAAGTTCAGCGCCGAGACGGTGGCCGAAGCCGCCAAGGCCAAGCAGGAGTGACCAGCATGAAGACCCACAACGATCTGATCCAGGGTAGCCCCCAGTGGCACGCCCACCGCGCCCGCCACTGGAACGCCAGCGACTGCCCGGCCATGCTCGGCTGCTCGCCCTACGAGACGCGCCAGCAGCTGCTGCACCGCATGCACACCGGCATCACGCCCGAGGTGGACGCCGGCACCCAGCGCCGGTTCGATGACGGCCACCGCTTCGAGGCGCTGGCCCGTGGCCTGGCCGAGGAACTGATCGGCGACGATCTGGCCCCCATCGTGGGCACGGAGGGCGAACTGTCGGCCAGCTTCGACGGGATCACCTTCATGGGCGACACCGTGTGGGAGCACAAGACCCTCGGGGAAGCCCTGCGCTACACGCCCTGGGACGAAGGCAACGGGGACCACCTGCCCAAGCACTACCGGGCGCAGATGGAGCAGCAGCTGATGGTCAGCGGCGCCGAGCGCGTGCTGTTCATGGCGACGAAGTGGAGCGCCGACGGCGAACTGATCGAGGAACGGCACTGCTGGTATGCGAGCGACCCGGCCCTGCGCCGCGAGATCATCGCCGGCTGGACTCAGTTCGCGGTCGATCTGGCCACCTACACCCCGCCCGCGGCCGCCGAGCCCGCCGCCGTGGCCGCGCCCATGGAATCCCTGCCGGCCGTGCTGGTCCGCATGGAGGGCGCCCTGACCGTCCACAGCAACCTCGACGCCTTTGCGCTGGCCCTGCGCGCCTTCGTGGACAAGATCCCGGCCAGCCCCAGCACTGACCAGGAATTCGCCACCTGCGAGGCCGCGTGCAAGGCCCTGAAGCGCGCCGAGGATGCCCTAGAAGCCGAGGAAGAACGCGCCTTGGCCGGCATGTCCGACGTGGAACAGATGCGCCGCGCCGTGGCCGACCTGCGCGAACTGGCCCGCACCACCCGCCTGCAGCGCGAGAAGCTGGTCAAGGCCCGCAAGGAAGCCATCCGCGGCGAGATCGTGGCCGAGGGAATCCAGGCCATGCGGGACCACATCGCCGGCCTCACGCGCCGCTTCGCCGGCCAGGTCACGCTCACGCACACGCCGCCGTCCTTCGGGGACGCCATCAAGGGCCTGAAGACGGTGGACAGCATCCGCAACGCCGTGGCCACGGAACTGGCCCGGGCGAAGATCGAAGCCAATGCTCTGGCCGACCGCATCGACGCGAACCTGCGCGCCCTGCCCGGCCTGGTCGGCGACCGCACCGGCCTGACGCCGGACCTACAGGCGCTGGTGCTCAAGGAGCCGGGCGACTTCGCCGCCGTGGTGGGCCAGCGCGTGACCGCCCAGCGCGAGCAGGAGGAACGCCGGGCCGCGGAACTGGCAGAGCGGGAGCGCGAACGCATCCGCCGCGAGGAAGCCGCCCGGGTGGAGCGGGAGGCGCAGGAGCGCGCAGCCGCCGAGCGCCGGCAGCAAGAGGCCGCGGCAGCCGCCGAACGCGCCGCACAAGCCGCTGCTGCGCCGCCTGCACCCGCCCCGACCTACCCGCCCGCGGCGCCGGCCCAGGCGCTGGCTACCGGCCCGGCCAACGTCGTGCCCATGCCCACGAAGGCCCCGGCCGACGACGGCGCCAGGATCAACCTGTCCGAGATCAAGGACCGGCTGGCGCCCATCCAGATCACCGCCGAAGGGCTGGCTTCCCTGGGCTTCCCTCATGTGGCGCAGGAGAAGGCGTCGAAGCTGTACCGGGCGAGCGATCTGAGCGCGATTTGCTCGGCGCTCATCCGGCATCTGGAACTGGTGCGGGCGCAGCAGAGGATGGTGGCATGACCCCCCTCACCTTTTCAGGCCGGTGGATTCCGGTAACAGAGCGCCTGCCGGATGACGACATCACCGTCATGCTGCACCAGCCCGACACCAGCGATCCGTGGATTCTCGGGTGCCGCGATGGTGAGGATTGGCGCACTCAGGACGGCTGCTGGATCATCTACGGCGTCACCCATTGGGCTGATCTGCCTGCGGGGCCAGAGGTCAACCAATCGTTGACGACTGAACACCCCGCTGGCGTGGAGGGCAAGCGCAATGGCTGACCACCATCCCCTCGCCGGCACGGTCTACACGGGCGCCGTGATTCGCACGCCGAAGAAGATGATGACGGGCAGCGGAGCGCCGTCTTTCTGTTGGCAGTGCGGCAACCAGCTACAGCGCGCACCGGGCAAGGGCGCCGGCCTGTTCTTCTTCAACCTTGTGACCGGGCCGGATGATCAACCGCACCGCGTGCATGGCGACTGCACAGAGCAGGCAATTCTCGACGGATGCAAGTTGGCGCCGCCGGCCGCTGCTGGCGTGAAGGGAGAAGGTAATGGCTGACCGGCACGGACCGTGCACGAAGCTCCATTGGGGCTACCGCTGCACGCGGGAAGACGGTCACAGCGGCATCTGCCACCTGGACCCGGAGGGATGTATTTGCGGGCTGAATGACCCGCGCTGCGAGGGCGCAACCTGCGTTCTCGAACCGAATGAGCTGGCCCGGAGTGGTGCCGACGATCCGGGCCTTGAGCCCGGCGAAACGGGCCGTCGAATCGCCGCAGGGGTGGAGTCCTGCCCAGCTCACCCGATGGGAGAACGCCGTGCCCGGTGAAATCGTGGCATCCGTGCTGCTCTACCTCGGCGGCGCAGCAGCGTTCCGCTTGGTCGCGTTCAGCAACGAGACGAATCGCTGGTGGCATCCCGTCGCCTGCCTGCTCTGGCCGCTATCAGTGGTCGCCGTCCTGGCGATGTGGGCGTGGGCTTGGATCATCTTTGGAGACCGGGTATGAGCACCACCAGCGACCTTGCCGCACGGCTGGCAGAACTCGAACAACAGGTCGTGCAACTGACCCGCGAGCGAGACGAATGGGCGGCCAAGTGGCAGCGGATGAGTCGCAAGTATGCGGAACTGCGCTGGCCGGGGCTGACGAGGATCATCACCGGGAAGGACGCCTATGGCGTGCCTGTCACGAAAACGACTGGAGAAACCAATGGCTGACCTGATCGAACACGACGACATGGGCCTGCTGAATGCGCTGCCCACGCTTCAACGTGACGCGGCGCGCTATCGCTGGCTCAAGAATCAACTGCTGGCCGCTGATTTCGATTGGCAGGGGGAATGCGTGCTTGTCTTTAAATGGCCGCGTGAAATTCCGGTTGGCGGCAACCTTGACAAGATCGTCGATGCCGCGATTTCTGCCGCCCCTGGCGTGCCAGTCGCCCACCCAACTCAACCGGAGCAACCCAAATGACCATCGAAAAGCGCGCCGATTTTCTCGGACTCTGGAACGACGCCTGCGGTAGTTCGCAGGTTTTGTGGACTGGCTCGACGCTTGAAGCCGCCGCACAGGAATGGCGGCGACTGGTCGCGGCTGGTGAGTCGGATGTGAGCCTGACCACCTATGGCCGTGGTGAAGTCGCATCGCACCACGAAATGGAGTGGCGCTACGGCACGCCCAAGGCGTCGTTCGCCTGCCCGATCTGCGGCAAGGAAACGCCGCACGAACACACCGGCGAGGCCATCGCATGGCACCGCGATATGGAAGCGTGGAAGCAACGCGACATGGAAAAGCGGTGGGAGCGCATCGAGGCGCGCATCGCCGAGCTGGCCGCTCTCAACGCCCCCGATGGCGTGCTGGGCACCGGAAGCGCCGCAGGACACACGACTGCGGAGTTCTCCAATCTTAGCAACCAGTGTCACGCCTATGGCGTGTCGGTGGTTCACGATCAGCCGTCCGTCCCGCCACCCACCCATGGGAGCGCCAAAGACAACCAAGCCCTGCGCACCCTGGCGCGGCTGTCTGATGAGATGGGGGAGGAACTGTGAACCTACTTGATGAACAGTGGCAGCAGCACATTGCCAACACAGTCTCGCATTACGCTGAACTGGTGAAGGAGTCTGTACGCGAAGCAACATCGGAGTACACCCGCCCGAGCGCGATCTTCCGCCCGAAACTGAGCCTTGACGGTGACAAGTGGTGCGCCCTGTACGGGGACAACCTACAAGACGGCGTTGCAGGGTTTGGCGATTCGCCTGCGGACGCTATGTGGGACTTCGACCGCAACTGGAGCAAGACGAAATGATCGACAACCTGCCGCCGCTGCCTGAGCCAGTGGATTACGGCTACCGCGAAGAAGGAACATGGGTGCAGCAACTTTGCTTCACGCAGGACCAAATGCAAGCCTACGCCCGCGCCGCCATCCTGGCAGAGAGGGAGCGGTTTCGCGCTATGTTTGACGAAGCACTGGCGGACCACGGAATCACATGGCCCGGCGAAGTAGACATCCTTTACGAGAAGATGTTTCCCGCCGCCGCTATTCGGGAGGGCGTGAAGTAATGGGCATACAGACGATCACGATCAAGACGTGCGACCGCTGCAACACCAGCATCCATGACCTGTCTAAAGATCATCCTGAGGGCGGTGAAACCACCGTGACATGGAAAGGATGGTGGGGCGGGATCACCGCGCAGGGTGACGCTGGCGGCGTGAGCATCAAAGGCTCGGCGCTGCTGTGCCACAGGTGCAGCGAACAGTTTGGAGAATGGCTTCGTCGCGCTCCTGCAAATGATCGGGAGGGCGTGAAGTGACTGACGAAGAAATAAGCAACCTGCGCCAATCCGCCCGCGAAGGCTGGCGCTACGCTGACGAACTGGAACAAGAGCGCAAACGCCTGACCGGCGAAGCCGCAGTGATGCGCTCTCTCCTGCGCGAGTGCGATGCAGTGCTCTCCATCATCGAGCCAGAGAACGACGACGAGGCGCAAGACCTGGCACGGCTGCGCCAGCATATCCGCATGGCGACGGGCGAAGAAAAGGGGACGCTGCTGTGAGTCTTGCCGCCGTTCCCATGAAGATTGCAGAGGCGTGCGAATTTGTACGCAACTTCCACCGACATAACAAACCCCCTGCGGGGGGCCTGTTTGCCGTAGGAGTTTCCAGCGGCTCCGCACTTGTGGGCGTTGCCATTGTTTCGCGGCCAGTAGCCCGGTTTCTTGACGATGGGCAAACGGCGGAAGTCGTGCGATGCTGTGTGCATGACGAAGCGCCAAAAGGGGCGTGCTCGTTCCTCTATGCGCGCTGCTGGCAGGCCGCAAAGGCCCTTGGCTGGCGTAAGTTGATTACCTATACCCTGCAATCCGAATCCGGCGCTTCGTTGCGCGGAGCCGGGTGGCGCACTGTTGCGGAGTTGAAGCCAAACAATCCGAAGCAATGGACAAACAGACCAAATCGAGAATGGCAGCCAGTGGTGGGCCAATCAAAGTTTCGCTGGGAGGCGTTGTGAGTGACCCCCTGCGCCAGTACGGCCCATCAAGCCCCTACGTGCTCAACCTGACCGGCTGCGTCCACGGCAGGCTGTTCAGTGAGCCATGCGTGGACTGCGAGATTGTCGGCCTGCGCCAGCAGTACAAAGACGCGGTGCAGACCGTCATGCGCGTGAGGAACAGGCTGCGCCAGTTGGGCGCACCGCTACCGGGAGAGGCGAAGTATGACCGAAGTTGAAATTCGCGCCGATGAGCGCAGGCGGATCGTGCAAGCCATTCAGCGCCTGACCCGCGCCGACTACAGCCCCTCGAACATTTGGCGCCACTACTACCACAGCACGACCGGCGACTGGGTGGACCTGCGCGAAGTGATCAAGGCAGTGCTCACTGATGGCGTGTCGGTGGCTCGCGGTCATACGGTTTCACCGTCACCCACTGATGGGAGCGCCGAATGACCGTCGCTGAAGAACTGCGCGAGTGGGCGATGCGCGATGAGTACCCCGACCAAAACACGCTGACCCAAGAGGCTTGGAATGAATTGGACAGTAGGTGGGACACCAGCTACCACCTGAGGCCAGACGACTGGCGCACTTTCGCCCTTCTGGTGGCGGAAGCACTGGAGAGCGAAGAAATGAAGAAGCAAATCACCCTCTCGCTGCCCAGACCAGCGCACATCAAGGTCCACACCGACAGCCAAGGATTTCAGTATTGGGATGAGCCCTTCTATTCCGCCGACCAAGTCGAGGAAATCCGCCGCGCCGCCATCCTGGCAGAGAGGGAGCGGCATGCTGAGATCGTGCTGCAAGAGCTTGGCGACACCGGACAGGCCCGGGCTATCGCCGCCGCTATTCGGGAGGGTGGGAAGTGACCAAGCCCATACCAACATGGAGCGAGCGGTGCGAGACGCACCCCGACCATAACGGCATCGTCACCCGAGCAATGATCGCGGCTCGCAAGGCCGAGGAAATTGCAGACCTGCGCGCCGAGGTCGAGCGACTGACCGGCGAAGCCGCCGTGATGCGCTCTCTCCTGCGCGAGTGCGTTGATATCTTCGTCACCATCGAAACGGAGAGCGACGACGAAGCCGAGCACCTGGCACGCCTGCGCCAGCAGATCGGCTGGGCGATTGGTGAGGCAAAGGGGACGCTGCTGTGAGTGATATTCCAAAAACGCCAGACCTAAACACTCAGTTTTATAACTCAGTCGCCGCACTGGCAAAAGCAAACGACAACCTGCGCCACATGCAGGAACTGACCAATAAAGCACGCCGCGAAGAAACAGACGCGCTCAACAGGGTCAATGAAGCTCAAAGGTTGTTTGATGCTCTGGTGGCGGAATTGAAGAAGTCAGCACCGCGTGACACCGATTGGAGGCGCCCGCCGCCTCAGCGTGTTGGAGATAGCGACCTTGACTGAGACTGCAATCATTGAGCGGGCAGCAGGGAGAGGGACAGGATCAGGGGGCGCATGGTGGTTCCTTGGTGGGGTAGAAGGAAGGGGCGCCCGCTGCGATTGGCGGGTTACTTCGGCCAGGCCTCGACCGTGCGGCGGTGCCGGCTCTGACACTC